TGATACACTCATTTACAATATCTTCGATGGCGGAATCACATTCGGGTATTAATGCGATTTCACGGTATTTGCGGATCAAGTCTATTTCAGACTTAATAACACCTTCCATGTCAATGTAAGCACCAACGGCACCTCCAGCGACATATCCGGTTTGTTGTTCAAGAACTGCAACACCATCTTCATTAGACGGCGGAACAAAGGACTTGCCGAGCAAGTCCTCTGAAGATCGCAATTCATTCTTTTTGCGAGTTATTTCAAATCCAAGTATTTCCATAGTCTAATATTTATACCTCTTTTAAGTTGGGTTTTTAAATATTAGAGTGTTCTCTCCCAGTGTGAGAACGCAAATGTCAACTCGAATGTTTCAAGCTGATCTGCCTGATCGAAACTTAATTCGATTGACCCAATAGTCGTTGGGAACATATTGAAGAATTCGTATCGAGCCAAGACACCATCGTCTTTACCTAACTGTTCTACGAACGCACGTGATAACAGATAGTCGTTGGTTAACGAAGCATCACCACCGTCATAGGCTTGAATTTCTCCTTGCCATTGTTCCATGGCACTACGTGTAGAAAATTCCAAGTCATTGATAACAGTAACAGTCCAATCTTCATATGTCCTATCACCCGCTAACTTCAGTGTCGCTCCTCTGAATTTTACATCAAAGGAAGGGATCGTAGCTGCAGGAATTGATGCCCCCTGAGCAAGGAATTCAATATTTGCACCGGCCCTTGGGAGAAAGACTCGAAACCTGTTAGCTCTCGGTCCTCCACCAATAAGTTGTGCCTTAAATTCGTCTATTGTCGCCATTTGATTTTACTCTCCTTCTTATACTGCACTATAAATTTCTTCAAAGTCCACACCTGTTCTTGCAGCAACAAAGTTTAGTGTGATGAAGTTAATTGAACGTGAAGGTTTGATAAAGATTGAACAAACAAACTCATTCCTATCGATTACCGAATCTGTGTTATTTGTCTCATCACACAATACAGCAAAATCTATCAACCCACGACGATTTTTGACATCTCGCAAGAACGGTTCTACCGCAGCCCTAAACTGTGCCCGTGTGAACGCATCGTTAAATTCGAACAATTGTGCTTTAGCAGCAATAGCAATTGCCTTTTCAAGAACAATAAACAACCGTCGTACATTAATACGGTCAAACGCAGATGGAATTGTCAACCCAGTTTTATCACCGTACAATACTGTGCCTTGTCCTGGGAAAGTTGTAACTGGATTAACCCTTGCACGATATAGATCATCACGTGAAGCTTTGCCTGGATTAAAAGCAGTTTTAACAATTCCAAGATATTGACCTCGACTCAATCCAGCAGGTGAGAACCATGGGTCTCGTTGAACATCTGTACGCACCATGATTCCCGCTGTGTGACCATTAGCAGGTACCCAAATATATCTATCGTTATAACGATCATATTGATAAACCCAAGTACTGTCAAACACAACATATGATGAAGAAGTGGCAGTGTTAACTGTACCCACAACATTAAGTGCTTGAGATGACTCTGATGCAACATTAATAACATCACCTGGTTGTGGTGAAGCTACCAACAAACAATCTCTACGATTTTCACAAATTCGAATACCTTCATTGATTATAGCAGTCCAATCCGAAAGAAGATCTTGGGGATTCCCTGCACCATCGTCAGTTCTTGTCGAACCAGCAATTAAGAAAGATATATCGACAGCTTCATTATTGAATTGAGTTTCCCATGTACCATAAATCTCACCAGCAGTTGGAATATTACCATTAGAACCATTACTTAGTGTATTTGAAATGATACTAGATGGTCTCAAAAACGGAACAGCAATCGAATCGTTATGTGATACGTCAATTGTAGCACTAGCTTGAAGTGACGTTGAATGTCCAGACCACCAAACCCAAACAGATTCTCTTTCAATAACAGACTTGTAAAAATTTGATTGTCCAACAGAATCTTTTGCATCACTGGCAAGTGAAACGGCTTCATACTTCTCTAATACCGTATTTTTAAGACCTGTGATCGAACCGTCCGCATCATATACAACGATGTGAACTTCATCGTCTCCTGCTCCAGCAAGGCTGGATGAAGGTGACGTACCAGGAGCTTTTGAGAAAAGGTCATAAAACTGCCAATAAAGAGTTACGTTAGTACCATCTGGAACTGATTGTGACAGACCTGTTCCGGCTGGAGCACCAATCTGATCGATTACCAAACTGTTACCCGCAACACTGATAACCCTATACTTAGTAGTGTGGTTTGAGAATTGAATAATCGAATTTGTCGTCACACCCGTAGCATCAGTTAAATCCACATCACGAGCACCCCGAGCTACAGGATTTCCACCACCATTAACTGTTGTGAAAGTTGTATCGGAAAACGCTGTAGATGATCCACAGATGTCTACACCTATACCGTTCCCTCTAGAACCAGCGTATTTTGCAATCCAGATACCAACGGTAGCAAACAACGACCCGTCTTTAACATTTACTTCGTAATCGTCCTCGTTCTTAACTGTGGTTACCCCACCACTTGCATTCGATGAGGAAAGTCCGGACGTATTAATACGGGTTAATCTAAGAGATGAACCATATTTAAGGAATGAATCGGCAATATAAAAATCTTCTGCTGTAGCCTGAGAGCTGCCGGGTTCCCCAAAATATTCGACTAATTCTTGTGAGTTTGATACTGTGACCACTTCTTCCACAGGGCCCCACTCAAAATAACCAGCAAAGCCTGCACTCGTTGAGGCGACAGCTGGAACAATATTCGTTAAGTCAATTTCTCTGACTTGAACGCCTGGTGATACTTGAAATGCCATACTTTTCTCCTGTTTATAGTATAGTCGAAG